TGGTTGCTGGCACACAATACTACATTGCGTCAGTTCCAAGTTCAACAACTGTGACAGTGAGTCAAAACATTATTTTTACCACAACTATCAGTGCAACCAGTGCAGTGATTAACAGTGTGACATTTGGTACAACCGCTAACCTTACCGTTGGTGAGGTTATTACCGTTTCGGGTACCACCATTGGTAACTTAGCCGCTGGTACTTACTACATTTTTGCTATCCTCGACGGATCTAGCGTGACGTTGTCATCAACATTGCCTACTACAGCAGGCGGTTCAGGTAACGTTAATACACAAACTAGTGCATACGGTAGTATGAGTGCAACATGCGGTACTACATTGTTATTATCAGGTACTGGTGTTACCAACTCTGGATTCTTAACAGCTATTAGCACAGGTTATCCAACATTTACAGTCAGTGCTCCAGCAGTGAGTTGTAGCTTTACCGCCAGTCTTAGCGGCACCAATTTAGTGGTTACCAACATTGCCTCGGGTGCATTGGCAGTTGGACAAGGCGTGCAAACAACGGGCTACACAGTGCCATCCAGCACTATAATTGTGTCACAAAGCAGTGGTACAGCTGGTCAAGCAGGTACATATATTGTGAGTACCAATACAGGTAGCGTTACTAGTACCAGCAGTTTCCAAAGTACCAGTAGCGCAACTACTATCACAGTGAACACTTATACTAATCACGGATTTGTTCCAGGGTCAACAATCAACGTGGTAGTAAGTTCAGACAACGGCTTCAACAACCATCAAATGGTGGGCGGTCCTTACTACGTTGAAAACGTTACCAGTACAACTACATTTACCTATGTTGGTAAAACAATTAACTTTGTACAGCCTGCCACAACTATTGTTGCAACACTATATGCTCGTGTAGACAGTTTCTACCAACACAGACCATTTGACGGTGGTGTACAATTGGGTACAGGTAGGCCAGGGCACGGATTGCAAGCAATTCGTATGAGTAAGAAATATATTCGTTATCAATCAGGTAAAGCAATCAATTTCAACACTGGTTTCTTAATGGCGCCCAACTTCTTTGTGCGTAGCGTGACAGCCAACGGCACAGCAATTGGATCAACAATTACTATAGTAACAGACGACGTGGATCACGGATGTCAGCTTGGAGCCCGTGTAAAACTTGATGGTGTACTAACCGCTGGTTTCAACGGCAACTATATTGTAACTGGTATTGTTGATGAACGTTCGCTACAAGTTACAGCATTCCAAACGCTTGGCTCACAAAGTCCAGCAACTGGCGCCGCAATTCAAGATCCTTGCTTGCTAAGTTTCTTGGGATGGAGCGGTGCAACTGTGCGTACAGGCACTTACGATGAACAAAACGGTGTGTTCTTTGAATATGACGGTACACAGGCATACGTGGTAAAACGTTCAAGCACATTCCAATTGGCAGGAACTATCAGTGTAACAACAGGCAGCTGTCAAGTAATTGGTATCAACACACGTTTCTTAACACAATTGGCCGCAGGAGATCGCGTGGTTATTCGCGGGATGACTTATGTGGTAACACAAGTTGTTAGCTCGACCTTAATGTATGTTAACCCACAATGGCGTGGTGTCACCAGCTTGAGCGGTATCAAGATGACCAAAACCATCGATTATAAAGTGCCGCAAACACAATGGAACAAAGATCGTTTTGACGGTTCCAACAGCCCATTTAATCCAAGCGGATATCAAATGTTGCCTTACAAGATGCAGATGGTGGGCATGCAATGGACATGGTACGGTGCTGGATCCATTGACTGGATGATGCGCGGCGATGATGGCAACTATAAATTTGTGCATCGTTTGCGCAACAATAACTTGAACAACGAAGGTTGGATGCGTACTGGTAACATGCCAGTGCGTTATGAAGTACAAAATGAAGGAGCACGTACCTACACGGTGGGCTCAGTTAACATGGGTTCTTCGGATACTGTTATGACTGTGTTTGACAGCAGTTTTTTCCCAACACCAGCGACTGGCTCAACTATTACGGTTTATATTGACAACGAAATTGTTACTTATAACAAAACAACAAATGCGTTTGCCACTGCCACAGTATTCAATTCAGGCGGCCAAACTTACAATCAAGTTATCCTAAGCAACACCACCAACATGGCAGTTGGCCAACCTATTGTGTTTACCAACACACAAGGTTTGAACTTGGGCAACACTATCAGCGGCGCTACCTATTACATTTTAAGCATTGGTACATTCACAGGCACAGTAAGTGGTGTTAGTTACACTGCCGCTCCTGCGGTTACTGTAAGTACCACTAGCGGTGGCACAGTAGTAACACAATCAAATGCTGTAGCAACAACTCCATACAATGGTTTAATGACCACATGTGCATTGATTGGATGTAACAGAGCTCAAAGTACATTAATGTGGACCAACGGTTCATACAGAACATTTGGAGCAGGATCAGCGGCTATTCACATTAGCGGCACAGGCGTGATGCAAATTACTCCAACTGCAAGTCCAGTAGTAAGCCATTGGGGCGCGGCGTTTGTACAAGACGGCGGCTTTGATACTGACCGTTCATACATTTTCAGCTATCAATCACCTAACATCACAGTTACCACCAAGAAAACATGTGCGTTTGCGGTGCGTCAAGCGCCAAGCGTATCAAACGCTTTGACAGGTGACTTGGGTATTAGAGAATTGATTAACCGTGCTAGCTTTTTACTACAAGGTCTTGAAATTACAGCGGGTGCTGGCGGTACCAACGCGGCTTTGATTATTGAGGGTATTATTAATCCACAGAACTATCCAGTTGACCTAACTAAGATTCCGTTCTACAGTTTGAACAGCCCCGCGTTGCCAACTGGACAACCAAGTTTTAGTCAAATTGCCCCGGGCGCTGGTATTACTTTTAACAACTCAGCCACCAACATAACTACCGTTACCAACAGTGGTATTAACACTGTTGGCGGCCTAACATTTACAGTCAACAACACGAATGGTATTCGTGTAGGTGATGACGTGTTGGTTCCAGCAACACCAGCGGCGTTCTTTAGTTTGACACAGGTTAAGTCAATCAACGGTAGCACCATTACACTTAACCAGGGTGTGGCAAACGCAGTTGCAAACAGTTCTGTGATTTACTTCTCACGTAACACGGCAGCGCAACCAGGCGAAACAGTATTTTCGTTCGTGGGTTCACCAGCTAACAAAGACTCTTTGGACTTGTCAAACTTGAAAGAACTGACCAACACCCCAATTGGCGGACGTGGTTGCTATCCAAACGGTCCGGATGTGTTGTTTATCAACGTTTACATCACACAAGGTACTGTTATTGCCAACATGGTACTGCGTTGGGGCGAAGCTCAAGCGTAACGCATGGTTCGTTGCAGTAATAAAAAAGCCGCTTTATGCGGCTTTTTTACAGGTTGTCCACAATATCAATTATGGTTTGTATTTTTGTTTGGATAACTCGATTGCGCAAGCTAAGGTCCAGCCCTTTGTGTATGGGTTTGGGAAATCTACTCAAGGTAAACCATCCCCATGCATTGTGTTCGTCACTCAGTATGGGTACGAACTCATCTTCTACCACACAAAAATATGTGTGAAAACTAAACACAGCATCGTTGCTGGTGAATTTTTCCAAGGGCAATGCTTTTTTAATGGCAGGAAGCGAACCTAATTCTTCTTCAATTTCACGCTGTAGACCTTGCCATGGATTTTCATTAGCTAGGTTTGTGCCGCCAACTAGTCCCCATGTGTCGGAATGTTTTCCATGATCTTTTTGTAACAGCAAAAACCTGCGTGTAGATTTGGCACAAATTAATGCACCACTACATATGATTTTGTCTGTTATAGTTCTAGTCTCCATTCTCCGGCCCTATATTCACCTTCAAAGCTCTTGACCCAGGATACTCCGTTCCACAAGTATTGAACTCCAGTGTATATATTCGTTTGCCACAGCATGGTGGTCTTTTCTTGAGCACTGATGAATATCACATGCCAAGCTGTGCCAGTGTATTCAATAATGTCATTGGCTTTTGCCACTAAACTTCCCCATGCAGTAGACGGAGTAGTATTAGTAACATTACCAATGTCTTCAATCAGCAAATATCTACGACCAGCGGCCAATGCTCCAAATCTGTCAATGAATTTCTGATCGTTTGGCCCAGTTTGTGTTGGATCAATGATACCATCTATGGTGCCCAAACTAGTGGGATATCTGTAACTGGTGTTTTCATGATAATGCAATACATCAGTGTCTAAAAATCCATTGCTGTCAATTCCAGTGTTAGTTACCAGTGTGTCAAGATCCCAGTTTATACTCAATAATGTGCTGTCAACAGGATTTAAAGACACTGTGCCTGCAATTTCAGTACCGGTGCTTTGCACCAAGTAAATTCTAGTACTGCCAGCGGCATATTGCCCCGGATATTGGTCAAATAATGCGGCCCAATCAATTGGTGCACCTTGTTTTACACTAATGTTCAATGTGGGTTGGCTAGGAATAACACTCTCAGTGGAGTTTAATATCATGGCTTGATTGCCGTAAACTTGTATTCCAAAACTACTGATAGTTGTGACTTGTTGTGTTAATAAATTACTTAAAATTACATTGCCGCCAATGCTGGGATCTGATCCCAGCCCTTCTATGTAGCCGTCGCCTTGCGACATAGCGCCATCGTTGTAAAAACTAGTGATAATTTTTTTAATAATACCAAGATGTTTAACTTTGACTGGCGGACTGAGCCAGATAGGAGTTTCTACAGTTATAGTAGCAACATCAATGGGATTGTCTGTGCCTACAGGTACACTTCTACTGCTCCAGTTGATGTCATTCAAATTCAACACAGACAAACTGGTCCAGTCAATGTAGTTGTCAGTTGTCTGTAACTCCAAGCTGGGATTAAACAACACCAAAATTTGTTCCAGTAGTTGTAATTTTTGATCTGTGTTGGCAGCCCAAATATCAACCTTCATTTGCAATTCAAATGGTGTGGGCATTATTCGTTCTACAGTATAATTTCGGCCTTGGGCGCCAGTGTAAGCGCCACTGGTTACATCGCGCTCGCGCACATGAACCTTGCCCACATATGTTGCATCAGCCAGTCTGTTACGATCCAATTTGAGTTCTTTGACATACACAGCAATCCTAGGCACGCTGGAGATTTTGTTTTCACTATTGTTACGTATGATACTGGACACTTGACGTTCCTGATCGCCGTACATTACTGGCACTTGGTGCAGTGTACCGTCACCATACTTGACCACAAAGTTACTGAAAACTCTAATAGTTTGCGTTATGTAACGTCTTATTTGCCCGTCGTAAAAATGTTCCATTATAAATCTGCTCTAGGTTTAAGTGCTTGAGATAAACTCTGTCGTTGATTTTCTCTATAGTTATACAAAGTCACAATCCAAGTGCCGTCATAAGGTATAGTCTGTTGCACAGTGTTTATCACGGGCAATGTCACACGCACACATTGACTGACAATCCCAGTGACTGGATTGATGTACCCATAAGAACTTATCATGGTTGGATAATCTGCAACTGCGTATTCCAACGTGTGAGTATCTAATTTGAGAACAACATACAGGCTAGTGGTATACGGAATATTGGTGTTAACAATTCTATTGCCAGTTACCAGTTTGACAAAATCACTGGCAACCGACATGTTATAGGTGTAATTGTTGTTGTTGATAAAGCTGGTCTTCAATGTGTTTCTAGAGTCATTGTTGGTCATGGTTGTTCTAACAGCATCTTCTTGTTTGATCCAGCGTACTCCGTCAAATTTAAAAAGTCTATTGGGCAAAAAATCTGCCCTCAAAAAGAAATCATTCAGTATGGGATTGCTGGGAAACTGTATACCATGTCCAAAGCTGTATCCATTGACAGGAAATCCATCACCAATAAGATAGCCAGTATAGCCAGATCTTTCAGGAACTTGATTTACGTCGCTGGCAAAATTAAGGTCGGTGCTGGCATCTATTGTTCCTTGATCCGCGGTATCTAATAAAGGTTTTCCAGTAATAGGATCAACTGCCAGTGTATAAAATTGTCTAGTTTCGTAACCGCTCTTGGGAGCATCTGATTCAGCTTGTGCTAGAATTTTTGCGTTTATTTCTAATTCTGTACTACGTGTGCTCAACAAATCTCTCAAGGTAGTGTTGGCTACCGGATCACCGTTGGCATCTAGTGCTTGCTGATTTAATATGT